TTCCTGTTCGCACTGCTCCCGTTACGCCGGAAGAGTTGGCTATCACTGCTGGTAGTGCAATTACCGGCGGTGGCGAGAGTAGTGGTAATGTAGGCAAGTCCGACACGTCAGGAGCCGTGTAATGCCCTGGATCGTTAAGCCCGAAGGTGACCAGTTCTGCGTGTTCAAGAAGGGTGGCGGCAAAGTCAAGTGCCACAAGACGCGCAAAGAGGCCACCGCTCATATGCGTGCTCTGTACGCAAACAGCAAGGAATTCTCAGAAGCCGCTGAAGGTCTGCTTACTATGCTTCGACCCCTTCGATTCTCGGAAGAGGAAGTACAGGGTCAGAAGCTTACTAAGTGGATTCAAGCGTTTCCGTACGGTAGTTGGGATCATCCCATCTACGGTATGACTTACTTCGGTAAGCACAACGCGGAAACGATGAAGCAGAACTTCAGTGAGAAGGTGCATGGAAAAGATATCCTGAACACGGACTATGAGCACGGTCTGGACGTTAGTAAGGGTACGAAGGCTTCTGGCGCTATCCTTGACATGGAAGTTAGGGACGATGGTATGTGGTGGCTCGTTGAGTTCACTCCTACCGCTTCCAAGGAAATCAAGGATGGAGAGTGGACGTACTTCTCGCCTGAGTACTACGAGGTGTACGAGGATCATATGAACGGTGAGATTCACGCCGATGTTGCGACAGGCGGCGCTCTTACCGTTAAGCCGTGGGTTAAGGGTATGATGCCCATTAACCTGTCTGAAGTCCTTGTCGAGAAGGGGGTGCTTAACCGGGACAATACCACTGGCGAGGTTGCGTGGGAGGAACACCACGATCCAGAGCAAGACCCGCATCAGCAGCCTAAGCCGGAAGATGAACAAGGTGGTGGTGATCGGTTTAACACTCTCCCGATCCAGAAGGAAGCAGACGAAGCGAACGAAGAACAGGAGGCTAGCGTGGAGATTACCGCTGCTATGCTTACTGCACTCGGTTTGCCTGAAGATGCTACAACGGAGCAGGTCGAGGCTGCCATTGATACGGCGGCTGCGGCGCTTACCTCCACTCAGGCCGACGAAGAGGCAGCCAAGCAGTTTAGCGAGCGTTTCCCCGAGCAGCATCGTCTTATGACCGAACAGGCCACTGAGCTTGAGAGGCTTCGTAAGAAGGATGCCGAGCGGGATGCCGAACTATTCGGCAAGCAGTTCTCGGAGTTTACCCTGAAGGTTCCGGGTAAGGACGAAGAGGACAACGAAATCGAAGTTGAGGTTACGAAGGGCTTTAGCGCCGTTGTGTGCGATAGCCTGACTGAGCTTCACAAGAAGTTCTCCGAGGGTGTGGCTACCCCTGACGATCTTAAGCCCATCTTGGAGACTATCGTTTCCGGTAACGGAATCGTGGAGTACGGTGAGCGTGGTACCTCTACCGATGATACGGGCGAGGAAGGCGCTGCTGACCCGCAGGAGGCCGGACGGAAGCTTAGCGAGCTTGCCTATCTTGAGATCGAAAAGGCAGGCGGCGAGACTAAGCTGTCATTCGGCGATGCGCTTGCTCAGGTTACCAAGAGTAATCCTGAGTTGGCCGAGATGTATCGCAACAGTCGAAAGGAGGGTTAGCAGAGAATGTCCGTCGGTAACTACGTTCTCGACAAGGGCCGTAAGCCTGAGTCTGCTCTGCTTCAGTACAGGGCAGTTAAGGTAGGCACTGCTGAGGAAAGCGTTACCGCTGTTACAGCAGACACAGACCTTCTTGAAGGTGTCACGATGTTTGCTGTGAGTGCTGGTGAACTTACCAAGGGTAAGCTCGCTTCCATCCGTATGGAGGGAATCGTGCCTTGGGAAGCTGGCGCTGCTATCGCAAAGGGTTCTCTTGTCGGAACTGACGCTTCAGGCCGCTGTATCGTTGCAGCCGCCGGTAAGCGTGTTCACGGTAGGGCGCTCTACGTCGCTGGTGCAGCGGGTGACGTTATCGGTGTTGAACTCCATCGCAACAGCCAACTGGCATAACGGAGGGTTGATACATGTATGATCCTAGTGGTCTATATGTTGATCCTATCCTCAGTGGCTTTAGCGTGGGGTACCAGGATCAGCAGCTTTACGGTCGTAGTCTCGCTCCTGAGACTCCGGTTAGTGCTCTAAGCGGTCGTTACCGTGTTTTCGATCGGAGCGATTGGCTCATCTTCCCCGACACTCGCGCACCGGGAACGGTTGCTAACGAGGTCGTTGGTCGTAAGTGGAGTGAGGACGTTTACAAGGTGCAGGAGCATGCCTTGCAGAGTCCGATCTTTGACGAGGAAAGGGAAGTCCTCGCGGCAGACGGTTCTCTCACCGCTGACGAGAATAGCGGCGATCTTGATATTGAGCCGGAGCGTGACGCTACGGAGCTTATCACTCGCAGCATCCTTCTGAAGCATGAGAAGCTGGTTGCTGATACGTACCGCAACACCGCTAACTACGCCGGTAACCATACGGTCACGCTGGCCGGTGCTTCCAAGTGGTCTGACTACACTGGTGGTACGTCGTCTACGTCCGATCCGGTTGCAAACATCAAGACCGCCGTTATGCGGATTCGTCTTGATACGGGTAGGTGGCCGAACACAATCATCTTCCCGTTTGACGCAATCGGCGTTGTCGAGGGTCATCCTCGTGTTGTGGATCGTTTCAAGAACTTCGCGCTTACGAGTCCTGAGGCGTGGAAGCAGCTCTTGAACGTTCCGGCTCCTGAGAACTTCTTTATCGTTGACAGCGTTTACAACGCGGCTCAGAACATTAACGCTACTGAGACTATCACGTCGTTTTGGGGTCAGGACGTGTGGATCGGTATTGTTGATCCTCAGCCGGGTCAGCGCACTAAGACGTTCGGTAAGACGTTTGCGAAGCCGTATCCCGGCGGCATGCGTCCGACGGAGAAGTGGCGTGAGGAACCCCGTAAGGCCGACCTCGTTCGTACCAGCTATCGCTACGACGTGAAGATCGTTTCGGCGGCTGCTGGTTATCTCATCGTCAACGCTGTCGCGGCTGTCGTCTAGGAAGGAGGGTAGAGCTAAATGGCATACGCATGGTCTACCATCCAGAGCAGCGACAAGGATGGTAACGCTAAGACAATCGCTCTTGGCGATACTGTTACCGCCGCTGACGTTGGAGGTAAGGAAGAGTTCGACAACCTGAAGGCTCGCGGTGTTATCCGTGACAAGGAATACCCCGTTCCTGAGGGTGTTAACGAGTCACCGGTTCGTCATCGGTTTAATCTTCTTCAGACCGAGATTGACGAACTGAGCACTAACACCGACACTTCTATGGCTGAGCTGGCTATGAACCCTGATGGGTTTGCGCCGGATGCAGACGTAGAGGAAGTCAAGAAGGAAAAGTAGGATAGGAGTCGGCAGTGGCGAACGAACTGTACGCTAGTGTAGACGATATCAACGCTCACCTTCCTGAGCATAAGGCTCAGATTAGTGACGCTGATGACGACTTGCTGCAAGTTGAAGCTTGGCGTCTTATTCGTGCTAAGCTAAGTACAACGTTCGCCACTGCCACTCTCAACGATTGGACTGATCCCGACGCTACACCGGGTATCATTCGCACTATCGCCGGAATGGTGATCGCTGCTAAGTGGTACGCAGAGCTTTATGCCGAAGATAGTGATACTGACGCGACTTACGCAAACAATCTGTATCTTCAGGCTATCGACCTCCTGAATCAGATTGCTGCTGGTCTAATCGTAATCACTGATAATGCTGGCGAACCGCTCTCCGACACTAGTTCACTTAGCAGCGATGACTACTATCCGAACGATAGTGTCCCGCCAGTCTTCACAATGGGTAAGGAATTTGCTTAGTGGCGATTCCAGAACCGTTCACCTTTGAAACTGGTGAAACAGGTGCTTTCGGTCGTCGCGGTGGTATCATCACCACCAACGTTCTTGGCGACAACGATCTAGCACTAGGTTTCGTTCAACTAGCTGGCTACGTTGAGGAAACCGCTCTACCTCTTAAGGCGGCGGAAGCTATCGCTAAGGCGGATATACATGAACGCTTCCAGAGCCATGAAGACCCCGAAGGGGATGAATGGCAGGAACTCTCGCCAAGGACGGTAAGACGCAAAGCTAGCTCTCCTACGCTACGTTCGTTTCCCGAAGATATCCTCACTCATACGGGTCTTATGGAGAAGCGCGCTACTAGCGACGAAGCCTTCACTATCGCCGGTGACCAGCTTGTGTGGTCTTCCGAGCATATGCCTCCGTATTGGGGTGTTCATCAGTACGGTAGCGGTGAGTTCGATGAGCAGGAAGTTACAGAGTTTGTGGCCGGTAAGGGACAAGTCTCCACAGGCAAGACTCTGAAGTTTGCCACCACTGAAGGTCGTGGACAAGCTACGCCTGCTAGACCGTTTATCGGTCTTAGCCAGGAAGCCGAAGGACAGATCGTTGGCGTGTTCGACGCTTGGTACGATGAGGGCGTTAACATGTTTATTCACCCTGGCACCGGTATAGCCCAAGAGCGTGTTGGTGGGCGATTCGGGCGTAGACTGTTTCCGAGGTTCTAATGGCTTATCTGGCTACACTCCCCGAAGTAACAGATATGCTCATTGAGAAGCTTAAGACCGAAGCTGGCGAGTTGGGCATTGCTTTCGTCGGTGCGTACGGCGAGGCTCGTCTGCCGCAGTATCCGGCTTGTGTGGTTGTCCCTGGGCCACGCACTAAAACGCTGCCGGGTGTGAGTTACTTCACTGTCGATTTCGCCATAGATATCTATGTCTACCACGGTGACATGACTGTGCCGCATTCGACGCGTAACAGGGAAGACCTGCTAATGGTTGATAAGATCGAAGCAGTGCTAGAGTCCGATTATACTTGGGGCAACAGAGTTGTCTTCGGTTACATCGCTGAAACTGCTCCCGGTCGTTTTCACCCACAAGGCAGGCAGAACCAGGAAATCATCGCTGGTACTCTTATGCGATGGGTCGGAACGTCTAGGAGGTTGATGAATGGCTAAGACGGTTGAGTACCATAACCCCGACTTTGAGGATGGTGTCATCTTCGATGTTGGTGGGCTGCGTATCCCTAATGGGGGCAGTATCGAGCTTGACGAGGAAGCGGAACTCGACTTCTTCGCCAAGAAGCAGACGAGCGTTAGCGATTACTTCGCCGGCGAAAAGATGGTTAAGATCAGCGGCAAGTCTGAGCTTAGTAAGTCGGTGATCGACGCTCACACCGCTAAGAAGGTAGACGCTGAGCCTGCGCCACTTGACGATGTTGTCGTGGAAGACGAGCCGGTTGACGTACCTACCAACGAAACGGAGGAATAGTTGAGTACCTTCGCCATTGGCGCTTCAGGTGCAGTAGGACTTGCGCTTGAAAGCACGATGGGCACTTATGTCGCGCCGACGGTGTGGGTGCCTATCCTAGAAGAGTCTCTGGCCTATACCGAAGATAAGTACTACTCGCAGCAGCTTCGGCAGCAGGCCACTGACTCAGATGTTAAGTCCTCGTACTACCATGTCGAGGGTGACATTCGTATGGAGGTTGACTGTCGTTTCCTTCCATACTTCCTGTACTGCTCTCGGCATGCTATCACGAAGTCCGGCGCTGGCCCGTTTACGTACAAGTTTACGCCTACTGCGGTGGGTGGCACTAGTACGGCGGCGAGCGGCGCTGTCCAGCGTACCATGTCGGTCACGGTTATTGCCAATCCGGGTACTGGCTTCTTCGGGTACTCTGGCTGCACTGTGGGTGGTTATGAGTTCACCATCGACAACGGTGTTCTCATGGTTAACCTCAACATCATCGGTCTTGGTGAGCAGACAGGTAGCGGTACTCCCGCCTGGGTCGCTCCTAGCCTTCTCGGTGCCGACGCTCATACCGTCTACGTCGATACGGCTGGTACGACTCCTGCATTCGCTGCTGCGGTTAACGACTTCAACGGCTACACGTTCCGAGCCAACCACAATG